AAAACAAAGAGACGAGTTCAGTTCCTTTTTCGGAGAAAGAGACTTGGAGAAGCAAAATTTATAAATAAGAACGAAGATTGATTTAATAATCTAACCGTATTAGGAGAATTCATAAATGGCATTTCAAGTAAGTCCTGGAGTTAACGTAACAGAAGTTTCACTGGTTACTTCTGTACCCCAAAACGCGACCTCCACTGGAGCTATCGCTGGCCAATTTTCCTGGGGACCAGTTGGAAAAATAACACTGGTTTCCAATGAAACACAGCTTGTTGAAAAGTATGGTCGCCCCACAGCTAATAACTACGAAACGTTCTTCTCTGCGGCAAACTTTCTAGCTTATGCAAATAGAATGTATGTCTCAAGAGCCGCCAAAACATCAGGTGTGTCAACTGACGTTGAAAGTGCGTTACTTGGCAACACAACAGTCATAGCATACTCTAATACGGCTAATATTGCTGTTGGTCAAGTTGTTTTTGGTATTGGTATTGCTGATGGAACTCTCGTCACCGCAGTAAACAATTCTACTATTTCTAACAATTTCTTAGCAAATTCTTCAGGAGTTGCTGCCAATGGAACAATTACTATTTCTGGGGGACATCCTTTTGCTGATGGTGAAAGAGTCAAATATCTGGTAGCAGCAGGCAATACCGCTATTTCTGGACTTTCTAACAACGGCACATATTTCGTAAGAAATTCTAATTCCACCACTCTTTCGCTATCATCTACGATTAATGGTGCTGTTATCACTCTTACCGCGGGAACAAATGAATCAGGCCACAGTTTAACAAGATCAACTGATACCAGAGTAACCATTTCTTCTAGCGCAACATTAGGCACGTCATCTGTTCCATTTCTTGTTTCTACGACTTCTGTTACCGCCGCTTCTGAATTAAACTACAGCGATTCTGCTGTTTCATATAACGCTTTTGCTAACACAAGCCCCCAAACAAACAGAACACAGGCTGTTGTTAAAAACGCAGACCATTATGATACGCTTACTTTCCCATCAAATATAAAATGGATTGCAAAATATCCCGGAGAACTTGGAAATTCTCTAAAAGTTTCGGTTGTAGACACAGCAGATCAATATAGCTCAGTTATCAATCCATATGCTATTGTTGCAGATGGAGTAACGACCAACTCAACAGCAGGCGTTGTTCCAGGACCATCTGGAATTACAATAAATGTTGGCGCGTCAACAGCTAATGTTTTTGTGACCAACTCTGTTTCTGTACCAAACGCATCTAATGTGGCCGCTGCTATTAAAAATAAACTGGTTGTTGGTGATTACATCGAGGTCGGAAATACCTCAATCAACAAACAAAAACTGCAAATCAAATCCCTTGGTTCTGTTTCAACAACAGGTGGAGGAGTTTCCACCTTTACAATAACCTTTGAGTCTCCATATAAACTATCAACATCATTTTCTGGCAACACAGTTTCTCGTTATTGGGAATACTCGAATGTTGTCGGCAAAGCCCCTGGAACATCTAAATCTGTTTCAGACGTTGGGTCTTCAGCGGTGGATCAGGTTTCTGTGGTAGTTGTTGATGAAGATGGCAAGATTTCTGGAACTCCAGGAACAGTTCTAGAGTCTTTCGTTAATCTTTCCAGAGCGACTGATGCAAAAAATCAGGATGGAACAGTAGCTTATTATAAAGACGCTATTAATTCTCTATCGAAATATGTTTGGTTTGCGGGTGATCGTACTGGCGCAGTTTCCAACACAGCGGTAAATGTAGCTTCTTCAACAGAAACAACACCATTTACTGCCTCAATGATTGGTGGTCGCGACGGTTCTTCCGAATCTACTGCAGCTATGGCTGATCTAGCTACAGCTTGGGATCTATTTGCTGATACTTCTTCAGTTGACGTAGCCCTTTTGGTTGCTGGTCGTCCAACTGGAGTAAACGGAGTTCAGGCGGCAAATTATATCATCGATAACGTTGCTGATGTCAGAAAAGATTGTGTTGTGTTCGTTTCTCCCGAAAAGAGTGACGTTGTGAACGCTCCAGGATCTGAAACTGACAATGTTGTTGCGTTTAGAAACGCTCTAACAAACTCTTCTTATGCTGTTCTTGACTCTGGATACAAGTATCAATATGACAAATACAATGATGTGTATCGTTGGGTTCCTCTCAACGGAGATATCGCTGGTCTAGCGGCAAGAACCGATCAGGTAAGAGATCCATGGTTCTCTCCTGCTGGATTTAATCGCGGAGCTATCAAGAACGTTGTCAAGCTTGCATGGAATCCAACTAAAGCCCAGCGTGACGTTCTCTACTCAGCTGACATTAACCCAGTTGTAACTTTCCCAGGTCAGGGTACAGTTCTTTTCGGAGATAAAACTCTTCTTTCACAGGGAAGTGCTTTCGATTATATTAACGTCAGAAGGCTCTTTATTATCCTCGAAAAGACAATCGCCACAGCAGCCAATCAGCTTCTGTTCGAATTCAATGATGACTTTACACGTCTGCAGTTTAAGAACATTGTAGAACCTTTCCTCCGGGAAGTTGCTGGAAGAAGAGGTATTACTGATTTCCTAGTTGTTTGCGACGAAACAAACAACCCTGCTGAAATTGTTGACGCTGCTAAATTTGTTGGAGACATTTATATTAAACCAGCAAGATCGATTAATTTCATCCAGTTGAATTTCGTTGGTGTTGGATCTTCGGTTGAGTTCTCTGAAATCGTTGGCCAATTCTAATAAATAAGACAACAGGAGATTAAGCGCATGACTTTTAATATCAACGATATGAAAAACGAGCTGAAGTTTGGTGGAGCAAGACCAAATCTTTTTAGCGTTCAAATCGAATTTCCAAGAAATATTGGTATTCCTTCTGACGCAGAAAGAGACACCACATTTAAAGTGCAATCAGCACAAATTCCTCCAGCAACACTTGGAATAATCCAGGTACCTTATTTTGGACGTTTCATGAAACTTGCTGGAGACAGAACGTATCCAGGTTGGCAGGTTAACGTTATCAATGACGAAGACTTTAAAATTCGTCATGCTATGGAACTATGGTCCAATGCAATAAACGAGCTTGCTGGTAATAAAAGAAAAACCCAGGTGTCACGAAACGACTATAAGAAAACAGCAACCGTAACACAATATGGAAAAACTGGTTCTCCAATTAGAACATATAAATTTGAGGGTATCTTCCCTGTACAGGTTGGTGATATTGCTCTAGACTGGGCCAACGTAGACCAGATTGAAGTTTTCCCAGTTCTATTCGAGTATGACTTCTGGAAAGTTGAGAGCGGAACTCCTTATGGTGGAATAAACAGAGGAACAATCGGAGAGTAACTTCTTTGACTGCATCAAATATATATTGGAGTTTTTGACATGGACCTGAACTTTTTTGGATTCCGCATAACTAGAGAAGAAAAGCCCGTCGTCTCTTTCGCACCAGAGATTAGAGACGACGGAGCTATCATCACAACTGCAACAGGCGGTGCACAAGGTTTTTATATTGACCTTGATGGCAGCGTAAGAAACGAAGCCGAAGCTGTTGCCAAATATAGAGAAATGGCACTAAATCCAGAAATTGATATTGCTATTGATGATATAGTCAACGAAGCTATTTGTTTGGAAGACGGTCTAGACACTGTTAAGTTAAATCTGGATAAACTAGAGCAGCCACCAAAAATCAAAGAACTTATACTGCAAGAATTTCAAACAGTAATGAAAGTCTTAGATTTTAAAAATAAAGGCTATGATATTTTCCGCAACTGGTATGTTGATGGGCGTTTGTACTACCATGTTATTATTGACAACAAGAATCCAGCTTTAGGAATTCAGCAACTACGTTATGTTGATCCAAGAAAGATTAGAAAAGTTAGACAAGTCAAAAATGACAGAATACAAACAATTCCTATAGCACAAACGGTTGACGAATACTACGTCTACAATCCTAGAGGCTTTGGTAAAATTCCAGCTTCTCCAGCTACAGCACCTGTTGATCATGCAGTAACTGGTATTAAGATCACAAAAGATTCAATCGCCCATATCACAAGCGGTCTGACTAATACGACTGGAGATCTTGTGATTGGTTATCTTCACAAAGCCATCAAACCATTAAACCAATTAAAGGCTATGGAAGACAGCCTTGTCATCTATCGTATCTCTCGCGCTCCCGAGCGCAGGATATTCTATATCGACGTTGGCAATCTTCCCAAGATGAAAGCCGAACAATATCTAAAAGATATTATGACCAAGTTTAAGAACAAGGTCACATATGATGCCTCGACTGGCGAAGTTCGAGACGAAAGAAAATATATGACAATGCTTGAAGATTTCTGGCTTCCTAGAAGAGAGGG